TTGCCGATTCGGTAATGACTGTTGAAGAGTTCTATGACTATGTAGCTGATGCTGCTGATGCAAACAACAAAGGAGGGAACACCATGAAAGGTGCCTTGAAATTCATGAACCGTGAGGATAAGACAGAAATGGCTAAGCTCCAAGAACTAGAAGCACTTCTGAGTGCAGAAACCGAAGCTCGTGCAAGTGCTGATGCTGCCGTTCTGGAATTCACTCAAAAGCTTACTGCTCAAACTGAGCTTGTTGCTTCACTGACTTCCCAACTGGAAGGCTTTAAACAAGCACAAGCTGACGCTGCACAAGCTGCTGCCGAAGCCGCTCTGGCTCAACGTAAGGCCGCTCTGGCTGAAGTAGTTCCTGAGACTGAGCTTGAATCGTACATGACTAACATGTCCGCTCTGGACGAAGCTTCGTTTAGCTTTATGGTTGGTCAACTGGGTGCTGCTAAGACTGCTCGTGCTGCGAGTTTTGCTGCTGTTGGTGAGGAAGGTGTTGAAGAAGAAAACGCTCCTATGTCCACTACTGAAGCTATTCGTACCGCAAGTATTGAAGCCGCACGCGCTCGTCGTTAATCAAAACTTTTATTAGAGGATACAAACCATGGCTTTCACTAACATTAAACTGCTGAAGTACGCTTCTGATCTGGTAATCGATCATAAAGATTTCCACTTCAGCAATGAAGACATCAATATTACCCCTGCTGGTGTTCTTCCACTGGGTGCAATTGTTGCCCGTCCAAAGGGTTCTGCTGTTGCCGTTCCTTATGCAGTAATTGATGCTGCTGCTGTAGTTGACACCAATGAATTTGCTGTTGTCTTCGGTGATCATCACTCGTTCCGTTATGACTTCACTCCAAAGGCTATTGCTGCTGGTAAGTTCAACGCTGTCGGTATTGTACGTGGTGCTGCTTTCAAAGAGTTCTATATCAAAGCCAACTACGCAACTGCACTAGGCGCTGTTCCATATGCCAAACTTCTGCAACTTATGTCTGCACAAGGTCTGTTGGTTCTGGAAGATACCTCTGCTTACAAAGCTGTATAAGCTTCGTTTCAAATTTGAAATAGGGGTCACAATTGACCCCTTCACTAAACAAAAGGAAAGAATATAATGTCTCTGATTATCGATAAAAACATTGATCGCCTGTCGCAAGGTAAATTTGTTGAACTGACCGACATTCTGGTTGAACTGCCTCGTAATATTTCGATCATCGACCAACTGGGTCTGTTCGAAGAAGTATTTGTTACTCAGAAGAAAATCGAAATTCAACGTACTCAGTACAGCAACCATCTGATCAAAGATAAGAACTGGGAAGCTAAAGATGACACCATGGTTTCGAAACCAGTTAAAGGTTTCATCCAAATCAAGATTCCTAACTTCGAACTGCAAGATGCGATCAAGCCACAAGATATCGATGGTATCGCAACTGTTAACTCGATCCAAGAAGCTGCTGTTCTGGAAGAAGTTACCAACGTTCGTCTGGAAAAACTGGCTTACCTGAAGAACGCTTTTGATCTAACTCAAGACGTTGCTCGTATGCAATTGCTGACCAAAGGTACTGTCTATGCCCCAACCGGCACTCTGGCAACTTCCTATGGTGACACTGTTGACTTCTATCAAGAGATGGGTGTTACACGTCAGACTCACACTCTGAACCTGACTGGCTCGAACGATCCACGTATCGCTTGTTCTAATCTGGTACGTGCAATGCGTGAAGCACTGCGTAATAGTTCTTCGGCTGGTAACTACAACAAGCTGATCCTGCTGTGCGGTACTGATTTCTTCGACGCTGTTTACACCAACCCATTCGTGACTGAGGCTGTTAAATACTTCGCTCAAGACCTGAACAAGTTGCTGTTGAAGACTCCTGATGTTGCTGCTGGTTACACTGCGAACTTCCGTACAGTAGAACTGTGGGGTCTGGTATTCATCGACGCCGGTACTGGTGGTTACGAAGATGCTTCTGGTGTGTTCCAACCTTGGATCGCCCCAACCAAAGCCGTAGCTGTTCCAACTGGTGTTCGTGGTATGTTCAAGACTTACTACGCTCCAGCTAACACCTTCTCGGCAATCAACAAGAAAGCCCAAGGTATGTACTACTTCGAACGTCTGAACGACGAAGACGATCTGATCCAGATGAAGGTTGGTTCTAACTTCATGAACGGTCTGATCTATCCGGGTGCTGTTTTCGATGTATCCTTCAC